GTTCAAGTTCGGTGAGGGGGAGCGCGTTACGGTGATAGTCTTCCATAGTCTCGCGTGTGTTCAACGCGAGATAGCCCTCGATGACCCATGGCGATGGGTCATGCTCATCAATGGGGTTGTAAATATATCGCCGGCCGTCCGCCCCAAGATAGACGTGGAGCTTGATGTCGTGCGGGTCGGGCCATTCCGGTTCCTCGACCTCTCTGGTCGCATGATCGAAGTGCGATGAGGACGCCCAGTAGTAGCTGAGTCCGGACAGTGGATTGCAGACCGCGATCGGTTGATCCGCATCACTTGCAGATGTGTCAACCACGGTGAAACCGAAGTCGCAGTCTTTGAAGTACGCCTTGTCTCCAATTTTCACTTGCATCGGGTCGGTTATGGTGATGGTCTTTGTCATTTCATTTCTCCTTGGTTTGGTGCGAACCGGACTCATATGGCTATGAGGCTGATTCCTTGGCACCTTATAGCTTGTTTCACAGCATGTGCGATAGATTGTTCGCGTTTAGTCCGATAGGCCGTCTATGGTGCCTTTATGTGATTCTCACGCTATCCGGCATTATAGCTGGAGCATATCACGCCACGCTTGGTGCGTGGCGAGCATATCCCGATGAGCTTCACTTTGACATGCTCGCGGGTCGTCCACGTATCGTCATTATTGTAACCGTGCTTTTCTTTTTCTTCTTTTGCCTCCTTTGCCGTCTGCGTCACGGTCGGCGTGTTGCCCATTCCAAGCCATGAGCTGATAGGGTGAATGCTTTTCGCGTCATCCCTGTCATATGCTGCTACCACAGCGCTGTCGAACGTGTCGTAATCGTCGTTGACGGTCTGGCTTATCAGATAAAGATTCAGCGTGTTTTTATTGCTCATTATTCATCCTCGTGGTATCGTCCGGACTTTATGTCCGCGCGGAGTGCGGAGATGAACGCCTTCGAGTATCCCGTTCTCGCTGTGATAATCTCATCCGCGTCAGCATCGCCTTTATGCGCGCGGATGAGATTCACCAACTCATCCATCCTGTGTTTCCTGCTGCTCATCGCAACTCCTTTCGTCACTATCAGGATACAACGAAAGAGGTTGCGACACGCCGATGTCAGTTAGCTATGCCCGTTGGGAGATATAGCTCATTCAGCTTGCGGGCATCCACGAAGTAATCGTCGGCAGGCTCCGGCATGCCCTTCCACTCGATCCATTCGCCCATGAGCGCGCTCACGAGATATGGGACATACTCGCCTTCCCAACACTCGTGATCGGACCTGCGGTTGATGAACAGGGCGATGTGTACGAACTCGTGCACCATGGTTATGAACGGTGTTCCACTTGGGTAGCGGACCACGTAGAACCATTCATCCTCATCCGCATAGTCGAAGTAGAATGCGCATGAGTTTGCTCCGATATCACTCGCGTCATCGGAGCCCGTATATCGCTGGTAGGCGTTCTCGAACTGGCTCCGATGCTCATACTCGTGGAACTGCACGTTACGCCCGTCTAGTTTGAATGAATGTTTCAGCATCACCGATCTCCCACGTAGTCGAGTATGGACCGCCAGATGGTCTCCGCCTCGGAATCGGGCAGTCCGCTGACTCTCGCCCGTTCCATGAGATCGTCGTGGATAGCCGTCCGATTCTCCGGGTGGTTGATGTACCTGCCCAGCGCCCAGTCGTGGAGCACCGTGTTGCGCTGCCCTTCGGGCACGGCGCTCATATCCGGCTTGGCTTCACCCTGTGAGGCGAGACGCCGGATGGTTCTGGCGTCGTGCGTGGCTGGTTTGGCGTGCTCCACGTAGTCGTGGTCGCGCATCCATGCGAGCATCGGCTCGGTCAGTTCGGGCACCATGCAGTCTGCGGGGAGGTCCACGAGCTTGTAGGAGCCGTCCGGGATGGTGCTCATAGCACCTACGACGTAGCCTTTCCGTTCGAGCCTGATGTCGACGGGCAGTCCAGCTTTGAATCCTTTCCACTTGGGGTGCGCGGCGTTCTTGATGCGCCCTCGCCACTCGTCGGGTATCCGGTAGTAGGCGTGAGCTCCGCCGTGAGGAGTCTTGACGAGGTATGTTTTCGGGAACGCGTCCGACCCGTAGGGGCCTACGGCCGTGTTGAACAGTTCCCAACCGGATGGCTCGCCGTCGTCCTTCGGGGAGTCGAGGTCGATTATCATGCACCCCTCGTCGGGCACTGTCGCATAGGATATCCGGTCTTTCTTCAACGCTTCGGATGCTGGCATGCCGCCGTCCTCAGTGTCTGCCTTCCATCCGATGGCGCGCTTGTCGGTGCCGCAGTGGGCGAACCGGCATCCGAAACCGTAGCTGTTCGGGTCGACCTGCCGCTCGTCGCTGATGTCCAGCTGCACGTCGGGGATTGGCTTGACTTCTGGCATGTCTTCGCGCATCTCAGCCTCATAGCCTTTTCGGTATGCGCTGAAACGCACTTCGTCCTTGACGACGATGACGGAGTGGACGAGGCCGTCTATCTGCTTGCTTTTGCGGCGCAGTCCCATCTTGTTGAGGCTTTGTTTGGTGACGTGCATGCCTGCTGGGCGGTCTGCACTGTCGGCGTAGCCGTTGACGCAGATGGAGTCGCGCATCCATGTCTCTACTTCGTTCATGTCGCTGCTGTCGCCGATGTTCACGTCCGTGTAGGCTTCGTCGCTTCGTCGCCATTCGAGCCATGACACGTACAGGAACGGTGTCATGCCGTAGTCGCGTATGAACTCTCGCAGTGGTCTCAGGCTGTCCGCTGTCTGCCCGTCCTTCATTCTGACGAGCACGAGGCGGCGGTGCGACGCTTCGGTGATGTCGCTTATCACCGGGTTGTTTGTGGCGATTACCAGGGTGGGCGTGGCTTGGACGATGCTGGCATTCTCCCCTATCTGCCTGGCGTTGAACGTGTCGCCGGTGCTGATGCGTTTGACCACTCCCATGGTGCGCTCGTCCACTACGTCGGCTTCCTCATCGAAGACGAAGCTGCGTCCGATGAGCTTATATGCTTCCTGTTCGCCGGTGAACCCGCCGTTCTGCGCGAGGCGTTTCAGGTCGATGTTGGTGGCGCTGCTGGGCCACTGGTTGCGTATCCCGTTGAGCAGTATGCCTTTGCCGTTTCCGCCTTCGCCGTACAGGACGAAGGTGAAGTGCTTGTATGGTTCCAGGAGGTTGCAGGCGAACATGCGTATCAGGTTCGCGGCGCTGTGCTCGTCTGCGGTCATGGCTGCGATGAGATCGGTGGCGCGCGCGGTCGCTTCTACCCTGCCCTTCCATGTTCTGAACCATTCGGGGTCGTCCTCGATAGACCAGTTGCTCTTGCCGTCGTAGTCAGACATGTCCGTTTTGCCGTTCTCCGATCCGTTGTCCACCCTGCTGACCACTTTGTCGCACAGACGGAACCCGCGCTGTATTCTTGGCAGTTCGCTGGCTTGCACGAGCAGTTGCCGCTCCCATGCGAGGGTGCGTTTCTGCTTGGGAACCCCGTATTCGGCTCCGAAGCTGCTGATGGCGTGCCATGTGCTGAGTATGCTCAGGCTGCCGTCTGTCGACCAGTCGCGCACGTAGGCTATGTGGCCGGTAGGGTCGAGGGCGATGTGCCCGTGTCGCATGTCCCATGCGGCCATGTAGTATCCGATGGGCGCGTACAGGTTGTTCGAGTTGGGGTTTGAGCAGTCGACGTACTTGCCGTCGCGGTCCATGAACGTGTCGGCTCCTTCGTATCGGCTTGTCTGCATTCCGTTGATGACGTCGGCCGCATGGTGCGGCATTCCTGCGAGCTTTTTGATGCTCAGCGTATTGTTCTGCATCATTTTTTTCCTTCCTACGGGTCCGATTCTAGCACGTTATCAACAACAACGCAACTGACCACATTGTACGTGTTATCGTGTTATGCGCAAAAAGATTGTTTTTCTACACATTCCCATCACAATCGACATTTTAATTGTAGAATTCGTGTTATCCGCCAGCCCTTCTCCTATATAGCTTTTCATCAACTATAACATCATACAATGATTTAGAGTATAAGATATATATATATATATATAGGTAAGGGGAAAAAGCTATTATCGTGATATCGTGTTATACGGTGCACTCCCCGATATAGCGGCACGCAGACTTGCCATGCGAGCGCAAGCGTGATATACTGACGCACGACACAGAAACACAGCCAGCAAGGAGAAACCATGGCAGCCAGCACACTCAGCGAGACGTACGCCGGCACGTACATCGACCACTACGGTGATATCGTCTTCGTCTTCACCGACAAGGACGGGAATAACAAGAGCCTCATACTGCAGAGAGACCAAACGCAAGGGTTCGGAAGCTTCGCGTACATGGGCGACGGATACTATGATGGCGACGACTCCCCATACCTGCCCGTCCGACTGTTCCTGCCGGACATTAAGCGCCCAGACCAACCCACCTACAACTTCGAAGAAATCGAACGTGACGAAGATGCCGATGGCGCATGGATAGGCGATCAAGGCACACTCATCATCCACCGCAGTGACAGCGACCCATACCGCATGCTGCACGTCATGTTCACCTATGACGACCACTACGAACTCAAGTTCGACCTGTACCGCTTCTCGCCCATCTTCAACAGGTTCCCAAAGGAAGAAAAATTCCGCCCCATCATGGAGGACGAACGCCTCACCATTGTGCCCATCACGCCCCGGGATGACAACATGCCCGAACACACGCGGGCGAGATACCGCGATGAACTCGATGACATCCAGAAGCAGATAGACCGCATGGGCGAGAAGATCAACTACTCCATCAACTGCGTCCAGGACTGCCAGGAGACCATCGACGGCATCGCAGACCGCGTCTCGAAGATGGAACAAGATGACGATGCGACTAACGCCCGCGACATTCCAGACAGCGAAGGCTTCTGGCGCGACAAAGCCGGCGACATCTGGGTGCATGACGGCAATCCCGACCATGATGCGCTGCTCCTGTTCTACACGGAAGGCAAAAGATTCTACAATATGCCAAAAGACAATCCATCACTATGGTCAACCACAGAAGGATACGGTCCCTACACTAAAATCGACAACCCCTTCATCCAAGACGAAAACCATGCCAATTGACGACAGCTACTACTGCGACTGCGGACACATCATATACGACGGGTGGAACTACTGCCCCGGCTGCGGGAAACCAACAGGAAACAACACGGAATGGGATGAAACCGATGAGTACTATGAGCCGTAACAGCATACGAGTCAACGCCGACAGACTACGCGCAATCCGCTCCAGTATGCTCGCCCTACGAGACACCATGGACAACGTCGCCAAAGCCAACCAGCAGTCAGTCGACCACTACACGCAGTGGGATCCAAAATACGACGAGTTCGAAGACCGGGAAAGCGCCATGCGCTCCGCCGAAATAGCCATGCGGCTCGAACAGGCAGCCGACGACCTCAACGCAGCCGCCAACCAGATGGACCAGTCGCTGAAAATAGCGATAGAAGGAGAAATGCGGTGAGCAGATTCAACGCCATGCTCGCCCAAGCGCCAGAAGCACGATCGCTCTCCGGCGTAGTCGACAGGTGGGTCGACTCGCTCGAAGACGATGATAGAGAGGAATTCCTCCAATCCGTCAATGACCCGTCAATACCGACCGTCACCATCACGCAAGTCATGCGCCAGCTCGGATACAAGGGCGGCAGGTCCACGTTCGGCCATTGGAGGACCGCGCAATGCCGCAAGTAGCCAAACTCATAGGAGACCTCGCCGCCGACCATGACGCTCCCAAACAGTACCGAGGCGGGTACACGCTCGACGGGGACACCGGAACCGGCAGCACCGGACCCTACGACCCCGACAGCGAACTCGTCAGAACCAACGACGACATCCTGCGCAAAATGGGTTTGGACCCAGCGGCATGGGTCATCGAAGGCAACATCCACCAGTGGAGCAAGCAAATGCCCGACGGCACCATGCGCGTCAGCATCTTCGCCGGATTCCACCGCAGGACAGAAGAGAACGACAAGGCCGCACGAAACCTCGCCAAGCTCATCGTGCCCGTCATACCACGCGAGACAGCCAACGGCGACGGAGACCCGCTCATATTCGTCATCAGCGACCCGCAAGTAGGCAAACTCGACGAGAAAGGCGGCACGCCGCAGCTCATACGCCGATACGAGAACATGCTCAGCCAAGTCGCCGCCATCGCCCGCGACCAGAAGCCGTCACGCATCATCATCGCAGACTGCGGGGATGCAATTGAGAACCTATTCAACTACAGCAACCAGCTCAGCCACCTCGACCTCACCCTCGACCAGCAGCTCGCCCAATGGCAGCGCATGTTCATCCAAGCCATCCAAACCATGCGCCAGTACTGCGACGACATCACCGTCACCGCCGTGCCCAGCAACCACGGCGAAGTGCGCAACGCCATGAAAGCGCAGACCGGCAACGGCGACTACGGCATCGGCGTGCTGATGCAGATCAGCGACGCCTACACGCTGATAGGCTCATGGCACCCCACGTTCGTCTTCCCCGACAGCGAGTGGGCAGACTGCTCGCATCTCAATGTCAGCGGCCACACGGTGCTGTTCGCGCACGGCCATAATTCCGGCAAGCAGGACAAGATACCCAAGTGGATCGAAGGGCAGGCCGCAAACCGGGACAGCCCATTCGCCACGGCCGACATCATCGTCACGGGCCACTATCACAATAGGCGGTACCTCACGTCGCACGGCAGGCACATCGTGGAGTGCCCCACCTTGGAATCATCCTCGAACTGGCTGTACAAGACGGCAGGCGAATGGTCGCAGCCCGGTGTCACCATATTCAACGTTGGCGTTCATGGACTGCATGGACTGCGTTTCATCGACTACATGCCCGAACACAAGGAGTAATCACGAATCTCATCATCATCTCAATCTTCATCATCGGCGTCTTGGCGATCGTTTATGACATCGTATACACGCTAGCGAATGTACATGCCGGCCCATTATGGGCGCGAATACTCTCGATATTCCTCCTGCTCGGAGGATGCGTTGGCATAGTAGCGCTCATCATGCTTCTCCTCAGAATACCGCTCTCATAGAAGCCTCGCAGAGAGCCTGAGAGTAGGAGTCCGATAGATTGTGCCAATCTTCGATATTAGGAGCTCAGAGATGGCAAAGAATGGCGTACAGAGGGTCTCAGCGGCCCATCCGTGCGTCATTTTCGTTTTGGCGGGCGCGAGATAAAGTCACAGCGTGCCGGTGAGGTGCCGCCGTTGTCGGAATCGCAAGGCCCCCCGCCTGTCGTGTCGTGCCGTGGCGTGATCGTGTGGTGTGTTGTGGTGTGGTGTTGTGTGTTGTGTGGGTGTATGTGTGTGGTGTTGTGTTGGTTGTTTTGCGTGGTGTCGGGTGTGGTGGGGGGTTGGGGTGTGCCTGGTGTATGCGGGTATAGCGTAGCCCAGTTGATCGGCCTGTGCTGTGCGTGGTTGTGTGGTGTGCCTTGCTGTGGGCATAAGAAAAGCCCGGGCGGTTGGCCCGGGCTTATGTGTGTGGTGTTGTGTGTTAGTTGGTGTAGTGCGTCTGTCCGTCCTTGATGATGTATGATCGGCCTTCGTGGTTGCCGCGTGTGGTGGCGTCCCAGTAGCATGAGGCCTGTCCGCTGCCGTCTTCTTCGGTGCATGGCTGGTATCCGTCGTGCCATGTGGTGGTGGTTGGTGTTGGGGTGGTGGTGGCGTGTTGTGTGGTTGGCGTGGTGTCGGCGTATTGTTGGGAATAGTATCGGTTTATGGCGTGTTGAACGTCGTCGTATTGTGTGCCGAGTTTGTGGATGCGTTCGATTCCGTTGCCGTTGTCGCCGCGTATGGTTTGCTGTACGGTTGTGGCGAGTTGTGGTGTGATGCCGAGGCTGATGGCGAGTGCGATTGATGTGATGTTCATGACTGACCTTTCTTGTTGTTGGTGTTGTTTATATTGTTGCACGCGTGCCGAAGTTTGTCAAATTTCGCGCGTTCGGCGTGTCGCGTTAAGCGCGTTTGTCTTGTGTCGTGTGGCTATCGTATGGTGACGGTAATGAATTGTTGTGTGTGGTCTGCCATGCTCAGATAGGTGAGTGCTGGGCATGGGCGGTTGCGTTTGGCGGCGGCTATGGCGCTGTCTATTTGGTTGCGCGTGCGTTTGCTGCTGCTGACGTCTTTGGCTAGTACGGGTTGGCCTTGGGTGTTGGTGATGATGATTGCCATTTCGGCTCCTTTGTTGTTGGTGATTATATTATAGTACAATTCCAGGGCGTTTGCAAGTTGCGCGCGTCCGTGCGTGTCGCCTATTCATCGTGCCAGCTCCTTCATGAACTTGTTTGCTTCCTTGATGCTGCCGGCGTCGTAGCCGGTATAGCCGTCTGCCGTGAGATTTTTGCTAAGGTCTCGGATTGTGGTCATGGTCACGTTGCCTCTGATGATTGGGGCCATTGGCACGCATGTCGCGCAAGCGGCCGTGTTCCCTGTCATATAGTTTCTATGCTTGTTGTCTACTACGATAAACAGACGGTTGCCGTATTCGTTGGCTTTGGTGTTGAGCTTGTACATGGCGTTACTTCCTTTTTTTGTTGTTGGTGTTTACTATTATAGCGCGTTTCCAATATAACGCAAGTCCGGGCGTGTCGCGCTAGTCCCTGAACCCTGTCAGATTGATATAGTCGTCATGCATGATCGCGGTCGGACAGTATTGCGCATACTCGCGGTAATCGGCATAGGAGCCTTTTAGCCTATCGCGCTCGTGCGCTTCGTACATCTCGCGCCCGCATTGCCTGAGCATGGTGACGCGCGCCTCATGCTCGGTGATGGTTCGCGTCTGGCTTGCGTTGCTGTTATAGGTGTTGAAATAGTTGTCTTCTACCCAGCCGTCGCGCTCGCGTTTCTTGGCGAACGTGAACACACTGCCTATCGGCGTGCCGTTAGAGTCTACTGCGTTCCCGTATGGCGTGTGCATCGCGTAATAATGTTTCGTAGCCATGATGTTTCTCCCTTTTTGTTGTTGGTGATTACTATGTTAGCTGTTTGCGGTTGTTTGCCAAGTTCGGCGTGCCGCGTTATCACTCCTCTTCGATCAGTGGCGACTCATCCTCGATATAGTCCGCCATGTCCTGGAGGCTGTCGAAACCGATGTATTCATGATCGCTCACGTCGTATTCCGCGCGCGACCCGGTATTCCATGCCATATACTTGGGCAGATCATACCGCGCGATCTGCTCAGGCGCGAACGTTTTTTCCGTTACCACGCCTGTGATTTCATCGCCATATATGGCGTTGATATCAGTGCTATAGTACTCAGCCTCAGCGATTGCGCTGCCTAGTGTTTCCTCATGGTCTTCCATGGTGTTCAACCTTCCTTTGTTGTTGGTTGTCTACAACTATAGCTGTTTGCGGTGATTATGCAAGCCACGGCGTGTCGTGAGAGTGGTTATTATTATTGTGACACGCCGACAGACACGCGACTTGCCATGCTAAAAAATTTTGCGTATAGTAAGCGTCATGCATCCGCACCAAGCGAACGCACCAAAGGCCAACGCAAGGACCCTATAATGGGTCCGGAAGGAAAACAAATGGCTACGACTATCAACGACGTGGGAACACGGATAATGAACGAACACGGAGTGTTCCCGCTACTGGACACGCTCGCCAACGACGCGCTACTGCCAATAGTCTGCCGTGACGATTGGAAGGCAGAACAAGTGAACCTCTATGTCGACGCCAAAGGCCTTCACTTGGTCTGGAGACCAGTGAAACGAGACAGGAACGGTTATGCCATCTGGAACGGCGGCACCCTACTGCTGGAAACCAAAAGCGCGGACGTGACCGCCGAATTCGCCGCCAAACTCGACTACGACGGCGATGCGCCCGACTTCAGCGATACTGCCAAAGACGACAACGACGAAACATGGTTCATCACATCGCCCGAAGTGGATGACGGCTACATGTTCGCCCTCTGCGGACTCAAAGACGACGACGGCACTCACCTGAGCCACGTCTTCGCCACGGACGGCCTGCACGGCAGGCTCCTGCTCGCCGCCGACTCCAGTGCCGGAATGGCGGCGCTCGAGCACGATGGCACCGCAACAATAATCGGCAACCTGACGTCCGACGACATCACGATAATCGACACCGACGACGACATCCTCTCCAAAGCGAAGGAGCTGCTGAAATGACCGCTGCCAAAACCGCTGTGAAAAAAGCACCCCCCGCCCCCTCCACTGAGGACGTGAAAGCCATGGGCCTGCATGAGCGCCTATGGCATGTGCAGACCGAAGCGGAGGCGGCAAACGGCGGGTCGCAGGCCTACAATTGCACATATGCCCCCCGCACATCCGTGTGGAACGACCTGCTGCAACCATTGTTCGCCAAATACCACCTGCTCTTCGTCACCAGCCTCCACGAATACAAAACCATGGGACTGAGCGGCGAAACAGAAACCGCCCCCCTGTTCATCTGCGCGATCATCCCAGCGGAAGCGCCGGACGACTACAAGTCGCCGCGCATAATGCGATTCCACTTGAGGAACGGGAGCGAGCAGGACGTGGGCAAGCAGCTCACCTACTACAACCGCTACTCGCTGATGCACCTGACCGGGATCAGCGTCGACAAGGACCCTGACGACCCGGATGCACCGCTGACAGTCAGGGCGTACACCCCGCGTCCCACCGTGGACCCCCGCATCCTCGCGGGAGCACAAAACGCCACCACCACTAATAGTATTGACGAGTTCGAGTAAGGAGAACCAATCATGGCACAGGAAGCCAACATCATCGAAATCGGGTCCGAGGCGAGCATGATTCACCTCAAAGCCAAGCAGCCCGCTGGAGACGGACTGCGCGACAGCATCATCCAGCGCGGCGGAACCCAGAAGGACGTGGACAACGCGGCATCCTACGGCGTGCAGCTTGGGATTCCGAAGGACCCTAACGACCCGACGTTCAAGACACTCGTGGACGCGGTGAAACGCGCCGGAGTGCACGCGAACCGTGAGAGCATGAAACTGGGCGACGGCGACGCGGTGACGCGCAGGGACGGCACGCCTGTCGCGCCTGGCAAGTGGCTGATCGACGCGCGCTCCAAGTTCGACGTGGACGTCGTTGACGTGAACGGCCAACCTATCCACTTGGACGAGGAGCCGGGCGACGGCACGCAGGTCGTCGCCGCCATCAACGTGAAAGCGAACCGTGATAAGTCGAAGGCCATCTACTTCCTCTCCGGCGTGATGGTTGAGAAACTGGAGAAGCGGCCCGACACGCATTACGTATTCAGCCGGTTCCGCAAGGCAGAACAGGCCAACTTCGATGAGCCTGACGACGGTGGAGTGGATGCGTTCTGATGGATGAAACAAAACCAAGCAAAGGAGATATCATCGAAGTCTGCCTACATGAAACCGACTTCGCAACAGCCTGCGCCAAGCTGAACGTATGCCGTGGCTGGCTTACGCTGCAACTGGCTCAGATAGAGCTAATCGGCGGATACCATCGTCGCAGCAACAGTCCTATACTGATGCGCGATGCCCGCTAATTCGCGTGAAGCATACGTCCAGTCGAAGCTGTTGGCCGGACTTGAATCGAGGGGCTGGTGGGCGCGCAAGGTCACCAGCCCCTCACGCAACGGCATTCCGGACGTGGTATGCGCCCGTGATGGCCGTGTCATTTGGATAGAAGTGAAACGTGACGGTGACCGTAAGGGGCCGACGAGGGATGAGACGCGCGAGATGCGCGTCATGTCCGAGCATGGGCTGGAGTGCCGTGTGGTCACCGGCCGCAATGAGGTCAACGATATTTTGGAGGAGTTGCAATGAGTAGTACGGTCAGACGCGAGTTCAAGACGTTTCCCAACCGGGAAGCATGGCTGGATGCCCGCGTGGACAACATTGGTGCGAGCACGCTCGCCAACTACAAGATCACCGGCGAGCACGCGAAGCAACTGCCGACCGGCATCCCGGCATTGGAGTCGGCGCTAACCTTCGGGTCCGACTGGGAGCCGTATGTCGCCCAGCTCGCCGCCCAGAGACTAGGATTGACGTTCGCGCCGAAGAACACGGAGATCGACCGGCTGCACAATAATGAGATGTCATGGCATGATGACAGCTTCTACACGGTGCTCGACGGGAAAGTCCACGCCTCGCTCGACGCGGCAGCCAACATCAAAGGCGTCACCACCATACTCGAAATCAAAACGAGTTCCGCCACACGATTCGAGTTCGTCAGCCAGCAGCTGCAACTACGATACCAGGCACAAGCGGAGATGGAAGCGTTAATCTCCGGAGCGGACAAGTATCGCATCGTGTTCGCCCACCGGCCAAACGGCTGGCAGGATATGAGCGCGGACGACATCTCCCGGCAGCTCGCAGACACGCTCCTGATAGGCGAACCGCAGGACGTGACCATGACCATGAACGATATGAAGTCACTGTACGATGATTACATGGCTACACTGGAGGACACCGGAACACCATATTCGCAACTGCTCGACAACATCCTCGACTGGGAGGAGAAAGCCAAGGAGGGGCGCAGGCAGTTGGCGCAGCAGCTCGAAACCCATCCTGACATGACGGTCGGCGCGCGAGGTAAGATAGCCGTGCTGAAAGAGTCGAAGCGCGTCCTCACCGACTGGAAGCGTCTCGTGGAAGACTATCAGGTCAAGGACCTGACGCCATACCGTACGGAGAAGACGGCCATGTCGCTCAGCATCACCAAGGAGAAGCGGTGATGCGAAGATTCATCTTCGATTCCGCGGGCTCTGGCAAGACGAAACGGTCGCTCGACATCACCGCCGACGACCGTCTCGTCATCGTCATCTGCCCGGCCCGAGTCATTGATACGTGGCTCAAGCAGACGCCGCAATGGTCTAATCGCACTGCCTACGCGTACCGCGGAACCATGCGCCACCGGATGCTCGAATCAGCGTTGACGGCGGAACGTGGTCTGCTGGCGATGAGCTATGAGATGACGCGCGACTTCCGCGTGGCCGACCTGCCAAGAGGGTTCACGCTTATAGTGGATGAAAGTCATTACGTGAAGAACCCGCGCTCAGAACGCTCGCAGGCCGTGCGACTGTTCTCCTACAGGGCAGGCCGTGTGCTGCTCATGACGGGTACGCCGACGCGCAAGGATCTTGAAGACCTGTACGGGCAGTGCAACATCCTCTACCCGCACAAGGCTGACCGTATCGAACATTTTGGTGAAGCGTTCGGCTCGCTGACCGCATTCCGTAAAGCGTACGGAACTCCGACAGTCCTGTGGATCAACGGTGTGTCCCGCACCAAATGGTCGTACGGGGATGGCATGGCTGCGCGTGTTGCGGCCATCATCTCGCATGATGTACTGCCAGTAAGACTATCCGAGTATGCTATGCCTGTTGAAACATGGCTCCCCGCACCTAAGACGCGGGAGGAGCTAAAAGCCATGGAACAGTGGGATAAAACGCGCGAGCTTACTGACAGCGTGTACGCGGCGTCCGCGTCGGCGGCGGCGGGCAAGCTCGCCCAATTGGATGACGGGTTCGCCTACGACACGGAGGGCAACCCATACCGGTTCGGTGACAGTAAGATGCGGGCTGTCATCGACTATGCGAAACGCAACGATCTCACGCTGCTCGTATGGTGCCGGTATAAGGCGTCCGCTTCAGCGTTCATCACACGCTCGGACGCGATGCTCGCCACTGAGTTTCTGGACGCGCCGAAGCCTGGCGTCAGGTTCGTGGTCGGCAACTATCAGAGCATGGGTACCGGCGTTGACGGTTTGCAGCATCTTCTATGCGAGCAGTGCTTCATCGACCTGCCGTACACGGCGGCGGACTATGAGCAGGCGATATCCCGGCTGGTGCGACGCGGGCAGGAGGACACGCCGCGACTGTATGTTGTTGACACGCTGGTGAATCGTAGGATAATGGAGGTTATCAAGGGCAGGAAGCGTCTTGATGAGATAACACGAGAGCCACTAGCGGTGGCAGGTAAGGAGTCATGATGTGCGGTAAGATATTCTATGACGGCATACACGTAACCTATGGGCCGTATAATGATGGTGATACGCTGAATTTCTCGGAGGACCTTGCGGATGCCACGGTATCGTTCGACATCTTCGGGTATGAGATCAGAGATTCAAGACTGGTGCAATCCAATTATAATACGGCGTCGTACTATATTGAGCCTAAAGACGAAACCATATCTTGGTGCGTGATCGACAGTGAAGGCAAAGTAGGAGACTATGTCGAAAACCTCTACTTCACGTTCACAGTCAAGCATGCGGGTACGGTCCAGCCAAGTGTGGATGATGCGGTGAATCATCCGAAGCATTACACCGGGCACAAGGCTGACGTGGAGTGCATCATGTTCACTGAACTATTGTCACCACTCGCAGCCAACGCATTCAAATACGTGTGGCGGTGCGACGACAAGGGGAACAAGACGGAGGACCTTGAGAAAGCACGCTGGTATCTCGACCGCGCAATCAATGCGCACTACGATGAAGCTGTCCGAGGACACAAGGTACGGCTTCTCATGGTCAACGTTCTCAAAGGGAGCGATTTCGATGACTGGCACAAGAATGTGCTAAGCGCAATTATAGATGGCGCATACCGTAAAGCGTACGAGACGATATCCGATATGATCGGTAAGCCGTCACGCCCAGCTATCACATACATCTCCTAGTCTTCGGATACAGTAAACCCCCTCGAATCACCGAGGGGGTTTTGCTTGTCAGCAAAGTGACGTTGTTGGCTCACTAACTGTGGTATTTGACCGAACTCAGGCCGAGTAGTGCGCCGAGAAGCACGCCGATGGCGGTGACTGTCGCGGCCAGCTGGCCCGCGTAGTGAATCGACCAGATGCCTCCGAGTCCAACGATGAACGTGGAGATAGCGGGCATGACGATAATCGCCACCCACTTCAAAACGTCATACACGTGGTTGGGCAGGAGGCCACGCGGGTCATCGGCCTTGTTGGTTGTTTCGTCTGTCATGATTGCTCCTTAGTAGGCGAGTGTTTCGCCGGGGTAGATGAGGTTGGGGTTACCGGACCGGTAGCCGTGGATGGTTCCCGTGGACACGCCGAGACGGCTGGCGATGGCACCGAGGGTATCGCCGGACCGTACCGTATAACGACGCCCGACTGCTGCCGCTGCACCCGTGGTGCGCAGGCGTTGGCCCGCGTAGATCGTGTACGGTGGCCTCAACCCGTTGAGCGCGGCGATGGCACGCCAGCTGTTCGGCCACACCTTGCTCAGGTAGTCGCCCGACCGGACCACATAATAGGAGCTAGATGTGGCTGCCACGCCGTTGAGTCGACGGTTGACGATGTCCATGACCTCCGCGTACCGGCTGCCGAGCAGTATCTGACGCTGCGTGTCATTCCCGTACAATCCTTGGATGACCGCTGTTGCCAGTGCATTCGCGTCACCGGTGGGTGTCGTGGTTGTTCTTACAGGATCCGGATGTACGACTGTGCTCACTGGAGCGTTCGCATACTTGGCCCACGTTGCCGCGTCCCCGTAGAACCAGTCGACGTCCACCGCGCTACCCACGCCTGGCACGTACCCGCTTGAACTGTACTGCCATGCTGCGGCGAAGCCCCACGGCGCGACGGAATACGGCACACTACCCGGGTCGCGCAGGCGGTCGCCCGCATATCCACGCGGGTAACCAGCCACCCACAAGCCGTAATCCGCCGAAGCGACTGGCGTCCAGTCGGCCATGTGGATTGTGCTGGCGCTCATGTAGATTAACGGCTTGGTGCCCCACGCAGCCGACACGCGGTCGAGCCATGCCTTGGCCCACCACACCTGCGCTTTGAGATTGCCTACTGGCTCCCAGTCAAGCACGGGGATGACACCCGCGCCGATCAGACCGTTCGCCCTGGCCACGGCGATGAACTTATCCGCCTCCCACTCGGGGTGGTTTCCAGCCACGTCCGCGAAATGGTAGGCTCCACGTCGCAGTCCAGCATCACGCGACGCGGTGAGCTGGCATCCGGCGTACGGGTTGACGTATCCGGTGCCTTCTGAGAGTTTGATGAAGCTGAACCGCGCGCCAGTCTGTTGCGCAGCCTGCGCATTGTAGCAGCCCTGATAGCTGGACGCATCGAAGCCGACATCCGCATACGCAGTCCCAGTGCCAAGCATGGCTATGGCTGCGATGGCGGCGAAGACCGGTTTGAGAATATGGCTATGTGGTTTCCCGTGTCTGGTGTGTTTACTATAGGTCACTTGACCTCCTACTGTTGTTGGTTAATGTCAGACTATTGGCTGGTGATCGGCTCCATCACCCGGATGGTGTCCGGGCGTGTAATCCCAATCATTGTATTCGAGACGCTTCGCGTAATCCTCGCGTACCTGGTTGAGTCTGATGTGCCCCACGCCGTTGCCGCCGAGCTTCAAATACTGCTCGCCGGATTGCAGTATGCTCTCCTGCGCGTTCCTGTCGCGTGGGTTGGCGAAGATGCATTGCCGCAGGTTGATGAGCATGACCTCGTTCATGTTCTGGTCGAGTGTTTCCAGGTGTCCGTCGATGTCGGTGAAATGGTCGTAGTCCTTGTCGAGCTTGTCCTCGATGGGTTTCAGGTCGTCGCTGGTGACCATGTGCCGGTGGCGTTTCAGCTTCTGCGCCATCCACCCGCCGATCCCGCCGAGCGCACTCGACCCGATTATTGCGGATAGGATGGTGACGACGGATTCCTCGTGCAGCATCATCCGCAGGCACCTACCATCCGGCGTGGACTCGACGGACTGGTGGCCGGGTCGGTGAATCGCACTGCATTCCATTGTGTGCGATGGGTAGTATTGGTGGTTCCGTCCATATGCTCTCCTGTTTCATGTCCACATGCTATTATACCATTTGACATTGTGCAATATATGTGATATCAGGTCGACGTGTCCGGGAAGATGAACGTGCTACCGGCCCACCGATGTCATTCTCGGACGTCTCTTCGTGTCTGTGGTTCACAACCGTTACATGGCGAATATGCGGAAATACCGTGACAGTGCATGCTTCGGATAGTAGAGTGACCACTTGCTGTCGTTATCGGCGAACATTCGAGGGTTGCTGCCGTAATCGCGTGAGTAGAGTTGCGCGGCAAGGTCGACACTGTTATCCTCCACATACACCATCTGCGAGCAACTCATGTTGCCAATTCCCCTCGATGGCATAGGAAGGTTCATCGCCCAAGTGTCCATGAGCGTGCCGTCTGTCCTCTTGGCGAGCATGTCGAGGTGGTATTCCTTGCCGACACCATTGGTGCGTACGTATGCTTCGATAAGATACCATCCGCGTGACATACTGAAATTCGATTTTTTTTCCAGATAACCGGTCCCAGAGCCAGACGTCCCTGACCAACTGCTTTCCCAGTTGAACACACATCTTCCCTTCGACGTCAAATCATGATAGTTGAGGCACACTTCGTCCGCGTTGAATTCAATACTTGTTTCCCCAGAAACTGCACCAGTATTCGATATCCGTATGTCCGGGGTGAGACCTTGTGGGTTGGCTACCATCAGGTAGGCGTACCTTGTTTTTGATGCTTGGCCTCCATTGATAGAGAATATAGGTGCGTCATCAGAACCAATAATCGTAAACTCACCTTGCTGAGTTTTATTATTGTATCCGACAACAGCCCGGTTTTGACCTGACACGCCAGTAGCCATGCCGCCGACCATCGTCGCTTTACCAGTGGCTGAATCGACTTGGAATGTAACATTACCGTTCGTGTCATACGCTTTGATACCAGTCGAGTCCACGACGACACGAGCCCCGGATGCGGCAGTGCGGAATAATCCCGATGTGACGATAGCGGCTGCCAAGCTCCCTACGTCAATATCGTCAGCATTCAATTCTCTGACGAGCAGCTTCGTGAGCAACGCTTCACTAGCGGTGACCTTATCGGCGGTCACCGCGCCATTACTCAGACTGATGGTCCCGACACTGCTGGGAACGAATATTTGGTCGGCCACGACCACGTACTTCGCCCACGAACCACTACCAGCCGCAGTTGACTTCCACAAGTGGATCACATTACCCGACCCATTGAGCTGGAACCAGAAATCATTATCCGTGGACGCGGTAGGTGTGGCTGACTGAACGAAGATGGTGCTTTTACTGTTTGCCGTGTTAATTGCCGTGGTAGCAGACTTGTAGCTACTAGACAGTTGCACATTCGACCAGCTGAACTGCCCATTCGAGTAGGCTACGACATCCGCATAGTAGAGATTCACGCCAACCGTATATGCTGGCTCGGTGGTAGTCCACGGGCTTGACGGTTTCTGGACGATTGGTTTCGCGGGTGTCGATGAGCCAAGCGCATACCAGCGGGTCACCGAAGTGACGCTGACGCCCTGCGCACCCGGATGACCCGTGTCGCCCTTGTCTCCTTTGGCGCCTATCATGCCAACAGAATACGCAGTCTCTGAAGTGTTGTCCGTGTACGTGAAAACGGTACGCGTCCACACGTACATGCCAGCAGCAGCATTGGGCGGCATCGCTTGCCATCCGCTTGACGGGGCCGATGTACCGGATGCCGAGGAAGCGTAGGATATCACGCTTGATTCGATGCCCACACCATCCTTGCCCGGTGCACCATCATTACCGGTGTTTCCATCCTTGCCGATGTGAGCCGTGGAGTAAGCGGTTTCATTCGTGCCATCCGTGTACTTCCAGACTGTACGAGTCCACAGCCAGTTCCCCGGAGTGACGATCGGCACTGACGCACTCCATGTCCCGGTAGGTGCGGTGGTTCCGCTCGTGCCAGACTGATACGTCACCGTCGTATTCGTGACACCGATACCATCCTTGCCCGGCGCACCATCAGCACCATCGGCACCCGGTTTACCCTGAGCACCAGTGTTACCCGTCACCACGATAGGTGCGGTGGTCTCATGACTGCCGTCACCTTTTGTCACCGTGGTCTTCACCCAAATATACATACCGTCAACCCAAGTTGGAGCCGTAGTTGACCAGCCGGTGGAAGGTGGATTCGACGGGTCCGATGTCTGCGCATAGTAATTCGTAGATCCGTTAATCGCATGCGATATTTGGTTGCCAAGATTGGATTGCAACTCGCCCGCGAGCTGGTTCAACGCGGTCTGAGCGTCCGACTGGACCTTCTCAATGTCCTTCGGGTCCACAGCCGACTCGACCGTCACCGTGAGACTGTCAGACGGAGTGGAAGCGTTCGGCGCACTCTTGCCATGCGCATCATGCGCATCATCATAGCCTACAGCCCACACGGTAAGCTTCGCGCCCGGAGTCAGGTCCGCGAGCTGCTGGGAACCAGATCCATACAGGACACCGAAATCATAGTTGTTGCCCTTGTCGTCAGTGGCGAGCAGTTGGAGGTGACCCCAGTCGAGTGGCTTCCCGCCCTCCATGCTGCCGTCCCAGCTGACGGACACGGCGGCGTTCTTCGAGCTGACGGACAGTCCAGTCGGCTTACCAGGGGGCGTCGTATCACCCACCCACGTCTGGATGCCGCCATCCACACCGTTGATAATAGTGCCCGTGCCCAGTGCGATGCCATTATCATCCGTCTGCCTGTCAGACACGAAGATGCTGCCACTGTTGCTCGTCTTCGAGTTCCGCGCTTCACGCAGCGCCTTCAACGCCACTTCGGCGAGCGCCGCTCCGTCGCTCCCATTGTTGAGAATAAGATGATCCATTGATGCTCCTAATCGAAATACGGTATCGTCTGCACGGCGAACTTCACCTTCACCATGTCACTGCCGTCACCGGTCAACTCCTCGATGTACGACGGGTAATGGCCGTCTGGCAGATCTGGCCAGTCGTACAGGTCGATATAGCACGGTTCGCCCGGGTTGATGAGTGAGAGGCGAGGCAGCGTCGCGTCGTTGATGCTGAACTGTCCGCTCAACTGCATGATTGGTCTGCGCCACGTGTCCAGTTTCCCGTCCACGCCGCTTTTCAGGAGGTCAAGCTTGTCGTCGTCCGTGTCACTGTACGCCCCTTCGCGCAGCATGTAATGACCAGGGCCGTTAACCATGCTCAGGTCCTGAGCCAAGTACGTCAATGTCTCCGCGTCATCCCCGGCTCCCGTGCCATACCATCTGTTTATGGCCTGCGCGTTGTCGATGCTCACCTTATCGAGGTTGCCGCCGCCTCGGAACGAGGTGAACGTGATGGGCCGTCCCGTGAACGGGAGCCGCTTCTCCTCGTCGGAACCGGCGATGAACGCGTTGCGCACGTAGTCGCCGGACGCGGTGAGGTACGGTCGCCACTGGCAGTCGACGCCGTCGATGACGCCGCGCAGCTTGTCGAACACATCCTGCCCGGATAGGTTCTGTACGTTCCACGCCCAGTAGGATCGGGCGTGGAGATTATTGTCTTCGCCGGGCTGGTGTTTATGCTGTTCGCCGAGATAATTCCAGTCGACGGGTGCGGAGCCGCCCGGTTTCAGGTCGAAGCAGAGTCTGCCAATTTCAGCCATGATTCCGCGCATGGTCATTTTCGAGTAGCCAAGCACATGCTTGGCGCGCGTGTTCGTGAAGTCTCCTTCGCGTATCACGTAGCGGCTGGCGAGCATCGAGTAGATGCTGTCCAACTGTATGGTGGTTCCGTCGCGCGTGTCTGGAGTATGATTGGCGATGCCGCCCCATATGACTGGTTGTCCGATGAGACCGCGCCTACGATCCTCGTCGGTGACGTCCATCATGACGATGCCCTTGCGGTCTGGTTCTATCGACTCGTACTTGCGTCGTGGCGTGTCACCGGGTATCTCCGACCACTTGACGTCCACCTGTGATACTTCATCCCTGCCGACATGCTTGCCGGGTTTCGTAGTCAATGACGAGTCGCCCACGGTTTTGGACCATGAGACGTTGCCGAGGTTGATGCGCGACCCTATCTGCCCGGTGTGGATGTCGGTGAGATAGTACTCGTAGGTCACTTCGCCACGCCCCTATCCCATACTTGGAAGCGTCTTCCTACCCACAGCGGCTGGTGGGTACCGTCACCGTTGAAGTGAAATGCTGGTGCCGAACCGTATTGCAGCCAACTGTCGATGCGCGCCGTATGCGACCCTGCGGACACGGTGGCAATATACGACGCATAATGCGTCTCCCATGACTGTCCTGAGGAGAACAGTGATGCTGCATGGTCGAGGCCGACGCCATCAACCTGAAACTGTATGGCCCATTCGGATAGTTTAGCGTCACTGGCACTGTAGTTGACCCAGAATTGGAATTCAATGAGACGGTCCGTGGGAAGCCAGAAGCCTATGGGCTGCTCATAGTAATGCTTGGAGCGTGTCGGGTCGCCGGTCCCGTCCATACGCTGCCATGATTCTCCGAGAAGTCCGATACTGGACCCATAGGGTATCGCATAATTATAGGACCTATTATTCGCGCTACCCGTGGACAGGTTCGTCGCACCGGGCTGCACCAGCTTCTCCATGAGCGCCAACTTGCCCGAGTCGAGCGCGGGGACGACCGGGTTGGCTGACGGGGTCCCTTGCGTGACGCCGATGATGACTTCCTTGGAACCGCCGTCCAGAGCTGGGTCGTTCGCTTTCAGCCAGATGACGTCGATACGCCGGTTCGAGGCGTCACCAGCCGCCACGGCTGGAGTATCCCCGCCAGCATAGTAGACGAGTCGCGTGCCGTCCGACCCACGGTCTATGACGGCGACGGTAGGCGACACATGGTAGGTGAGGGAACTGTTCCCGGTTACCGCGCCGCCTTTGACAATGCCGGGATTCGGGTAGAAGCCTTGCAGTATCCTGCGATAGTCGAGTGCGGTGAGACCATTACCGTTGGCGTCGAGGTTTGTTGCGAGTGAGCCGCTCATGTGTTATGCTGTCCTTACATGTACGTGTCGTGCGACTGGACTGAGACCCAGCCGCCGCCTGAGGCGAGTAGTGCGAAGCTGCATGAGCCGCCTGCGGGTATTCTCGGCCAGTCACGGGAGCCGAGCTGGTATGATACGTCCAACCCTCCCATTATAGCACTATGCGTATCGGTGTTGATGGTCACGGGAACGTTCTGGATGTCGCCGGCGAAGCTTAGGTCTCCCTCGTTGCCGTCGCTGGTATTCCAGTGTATGGTAAGGCCCCCGTTCAGCCACCCGTGGGCGGTTATGACGGGCATGGCAGCGTAGGACCCGTTGTTGACGATCATGCCCGTGTTGCCCATGTTGCCCGTCTGTCCGAAGTCGAGTGGGAAGGCGAGGCCGGCGTTGGATGCGCCGAAGCTCAGTCCGCCGAGACTACTCGATGACGTGTTCATCGTGACGGTCGACACATGCTTCGACACCCTACGCGGGTCAGGACAGACCAGCGTGATAGTACCCGCGTCAGCATGGTCGTAGGGAATATCCGAATACTTCGCCTCAATATACCCGAACAGCACGGTCTCGTCACCGTCATCATTGATGTCCATGCGGACGTCATGCCAGCCGATGAGTCGTCCGAGCAGTATGCGGGCGCGGATGAGATCAGTATGATTGTAGTTCGACTGAATGGCGAACGGGATAACCACGGTGCGCGCCGCGTATAGGGTCTCGCCGTCCGAAATGGGTGAAGCGCCGTTCGCTGTCTCCCGTTCGGTGAGGCTCACTTTCGACGCTGGGCTGGACCATAATCCTTCTATGGCGTCCCTACGAACGTGGAACATACTTCCACTGCGAGCGCCAGCACCGTCGAACGTGATACTCTCACTGCCGTGCGACATGGTGATTCTGAATGTTCTCATGTGTCCTCCTACTGGATGGCCGCCTTGAGGCTCCGGTATATTTGCGGTGCCGCCGTATACAGGTCGTCGTCGGTGCGCTCCACCTGCACAGGCATCGTGATGTAATTGTTGCCGTTTGACTGTGCGGCCGCGCCGGCATACTGTCCAATACTACCGTAGGCGAGTCCAGCGCCGTACAGTGGGTCTACTGCGTTGGGCATGGCTTCGCGTATCGTGTCGGCCATGCCGCTCACGTTGCTCATGACTGGTTTGAAGCCCTTGCCGAGACCCACGTTGAGCGACGTCATGATGGCTTCGCCGTTTTCGATGAGCAGCCGACGGTCGTAGGAGATCGGACCCTTATGGTCCTTGATCCACCCGGCAATGCTGCCGACGAAATCGGTGATGTGGCTCCAGATGCTTTCCATGCCGTCGAGGAACCCTTGGAGTATCGCCTTGCCCGCCCCGACAAGCAGGCTGCCGGCCCCGTTGAACACGCCCTTGATGAGTCCGGGGATGTCACTGAAGTGGGAGACTATCATGCCGCCGATGCTGGCGAACGCTCCGGCGATGGAACCGAGTATGGCTGGTATCGCGCTGATGACGCTCATGAACAATTGTGGCAGCGCACGCGCTATGGAGACGATGCCGGTGCCGAACGCTTGCACGACAATGGGGAACGCCTGTACGATGCCGCTACCCACTGCCTGCAACACGCTGGGGAGCGCGCTGATAAGCGCCACGATGATCTGCGGGAGTGCCGCCACCAATGCTACTACCAGCTGCACGGCCCCCTGGATGAGAATACCCACATTGCTCGCCAGACCACCCACAAGCGCGGTGATGATACTCGGGAGCGCGGCGACCAACGCCTGTATGATCTGCGGGAGCGCGGTCACCAGAGCATTAATTATTCCAATAACGCCCTGCACGAGCACGGGGATGCTCGCGTTCAGCGTGCCGATGATCGCCGTGATTATCGCAGGCAGCGCTGCTACCAGCGTCTGGACGATCTGCGGCAATGCCGCCACGAGTCCGGTGACCATCTGCAGTGCGCCAGTGATGAGCGCAGGTATGAACGTTGGCAGCATCTGCACAACGCCCGTAATGAGCGCCGTCAGACCGCCGATAAGACTGTTCAGCATTCCGGGGAGCGCTGAGGATATCGCGTTGAACAATGCTGGCAGCTGCGCGGCTATCTGCTGGGCGAACCCTGGCAGCATGGCTCCGATCTGCGTGAACATTGTCCCGATCTGAGCCATGAAAGCGGGAAGCGTGGCCGTGATGATGCTCGGTAGTGATGCGAGTATCTGGGCGAACGCGCTGCCAAGCGTGCCCATGATGCTCGGCATGGCGCTCACGAGGCTTCCGACGAGCGACGCGAACGCGGATACGAGCAGTGGGAGTATGGTTGGGAGCGCGCTCGCAATCGAGTTGAATACGGTGAGGAACGCGCTGATGAGCTGCGGCATCTGCGATACGACCGCGCTGATAACGGTGGTCAGAGCGCCGGTGATAGAGGCGAGCAGCGCGGGGAGGGCGGCGGTCACGCTGGACATGAGTCCGGGGAGCACGTTGGCGAAACCGGATGCCATGGCGGGCAGCTGGGTGGTGATCTTGTTCATGCCGCCAACGATGTTCGCGGACATCTGGTTGAACGCGTCACTGAGCTTCGCCGGGTCCGTGTTGAACAGTTGCATGAACCCTGCGGTGACGGCGGACGTGAGCGCGGCGGTGACGCCGAGACTGGACGCCATGCGCCCCACACCGGATATCGCCTTACCGACGCCTCCGATTGCCGCGCCAACGCCATTCAGGGCAGCTCCGTTGATTTTGAGCGCAGCCTTCCCAATGAGTCCGAACGCCTTCATGCCAGCTGAGCCGAGGGACCCGAACTGTGTTTTCAGGCCGTCGATGGTACCGCCGACGATGGAGAAGCTGGACTTCAAGTAGTTGCCTGCGAGCGACCCGGCCGCTTTGAACGGGGCGGGGATATTTCCGGCAGCCGACTTGACCTTGGCAACGACATTGGAGGCTGCGTCGCCCATGGATGCCATGGCCTTCGCCATGCCATCCTTCACCATGCCGGGGACTATGCCGATGGTACGTGCTACGGCACCCGGTATGAGCGACAGTTCTCTCTGCGCCCCATCTGGCAGGATGTGCCACAATCCGCCCAAGCCCACTATCTCGGCTGCGGCATGTCCGATGCTCCGGTCGAAGTCGTCCATGGTGAAACCGTCCATGCCGGCCTTCATGAACGCAACGGAGTCCTGCATCTGCTTGAACCACGGCTTCGCATCCTGCACGCCCTTGGCGATGGGGTTGACGACGGCGTCGGTCATGCCGGTGAGCATGTTGCTCGCAGCGGAAATGAACCCGCCGACCGCTGGAGTGAGGAAGTCGGGGATCTTGATGCCGGTGAGCTTGGAGAAGGTGGCCGCTATCTTCGTGCGCACGGTATTTACGTCAGGCCCCTGCACGCCGTAGCGTATGGACAGCGAGTCGTTGGCGATGGACTCAATGTCCTTCATCTTCGCCTTGATGAGCTGCGGGAGACCGGCGAAGCTGTCCGCCATATCCTTGGAAGTGTTGTCGGAGCCGTTGACAAGCTCCTTGAACGCCGTGGTGAACCCATTGGGCAGCTTCGTCTTCGCGTCATCGCTCAACGCGTTCACGGTATTCGACAGGTTGCCGAGACGCTTGTCGAACGAGCCGGAGCCGTTCGTCATCTCCTCGATCGCCTTCTGGAACTTCTTCGGCATGGCGGAGAAATCCATGGCGTCTATCTTGCTTTGGAATATCTTCGTCTGCTTGTTCGCATTGCCGAACCCGTCGAACAGTCTGGACAATCCGGAGACTGCGTCACCTGCCTTGGAGATGAGCTTGCCGAAACCGGATACGGCTTCGCCGCCCATGGTGGCGAACGCGCTGGTCACGTTGACGACTGCGTTCCTCACTCGCACCAGCGCGCCGCCGACGAGCGGTATGGAGCCGAGCAGCTTGCCGCTTACGGCGAGGGCGATGCCGCCGGCTATGC